TGTTGACCACATCTGGGTCAGATATCACACTTCGAGTTCGCCTTAACAAAGCGGTCACAGAAGAAAATCTGGTCGCAGTCATCGGACAAAGAAATTCAGGCAAGGGCAGACCACAATTGGTATTCGCTATGAGACCTGTCAAACAAACCGCAGTCGAGAAGGCTTCTACTGATGGAATATCCGTTTCAATGGCAAAGGTTATGCCTGTTATGGAAATCACAAATCAACCACCGGCGACACCTACCGTGACGCCTGTAACCAACATTACTACCGCCGCACCGGCTACCGTAGTTAATGCTTAATCAATAAATTTCAATAATACCATACATATGCTTAAAAAGAAAACGAAGAAGTCTAAAAAACCCATCTTGGTTGACTTGCATATGTATGGTATCTTTGATACCAAGAAAAATACCATCATAAAGATTAGTCTTGACCCGACTGATATTCAAATGGAGATTGCTTTGATGGGTGGATTGAAAGGCAATCTACAAGAGTGTGAGTTTGATATCACATTAAAAATGTGATTACTTTTCGCCCTTACCTTCAAACATCATATAAAATTTGAAGGAATTCTTCACCGTAACATCTTCTTTGTAGTAATAGATTGTAGCTGTCTTTGGAAGTTGGTTCAACGTTGCCTGTAATTTTTGGTTTGACCCATAGACGATAGGCATTTTGACACTACTATCCCATAAGACATAAAGCACAGGACTTAATTTGAAAACGTGGTATAGGAACTCTCCCTTTTCAATGTAGTGGTATCTCAACGGCGGTTTCTGATGTGGCACTTCGCCATTAATCTCTATGGTCTTTTCTGGCCCCTTTTCAAAGTATCCCATTGAACCAATCTTGTAATAAAACACGATGGAATTTTTTGGTAACTTTGCTGATTTTATAATCGCCAAAGACCCTATTATCAATGGCATATCCATTTTTATATCAAATAAAGCGTAGGAAGATTCACTTAATTTAAAACAATGAAAATACTTTGGAGGCGTTGTTTTTATAACAATTTTGTCGTTGACTTTAGATGATGTGACCATACAATATAATTAGTGTTTTTGGTGATATTGTATATATTTATTTCCTGATATTTTATGAATAAAGTAAATGAACTGAAATTAATATGTAAAAACTGTGGGTCTGAAAGATTTTTTTCAAACAAATATGTTATGAAGAAAGCTGAAGATAAAAGATTTTGTAATAAATGTTCACACGGTTTGGTGTTTATGAAAGTTAAACATTTGGTCAATAAAGAAAAATCGAAAAATTGTCCTGTATGTGGAAGGGTTCAAGTATATAAAGAAAACGAAACATATTACCGAGCATTATTAAATAATGTTAAATGTAATTCTTGTAGAGAATTTACTGAAACTCATAAGGGAAATATTTCTAAATCAAACGTTGGAAGAATACAAAGTCAAAAAACGATTTTAAAACGACAAAATACAATTAAAGATAGATACCCGAGTGGAGTTAAAAAATCAAAGGAGTCTATTCAAAAAACGGTAGAAGGATTAAAACAATGGAGAATATTGAACCCTGATAAAGAAAAATTGAGAACATTAAATGCTAGAAAAACTCTTTTAGAAAGATATGGCAATTACTTTTCTCATACACATAAACCGTGTTATAATAAATCGGCGTGTATTATTTTTAATCGAATAAATGAAGAACTCGGATGGAGTGGTATTCATGCTGAAACAAATGATGAGGGAGAATATAAAATTAAGATAAACGACCATACTTTATATTATGTTGATTATTATGAACCAACTCATAATGTGGTAATAGAATTTGATGAACAATATCATTTTAAGCCATCTACTAATGGAGAATTGGAAAAAATAAGACAGACAAATATAATTAAATTTTTGAATTGTAAATTTTACAGAATCAAATATAATGATGATATAGATAAATTTATACTTTTTTTAAAAAATGAAAACAAATGTTGAAAATGATTTTTTTAATGTGGGAGTTTCCGTTAGTAGGATTGACGACACTAACATTGAAAAGAAAAAATTAGAATGTATAAATGAGTTAAACGCTTTGAAATTATATGATGTTAAAAGTTTTACACTATATAAAAAATGGCAAGAAATAAAAGCACAAAAACCAAATCCTGTTTTGGAATCTTTTGCCAAAGATATGATTTGGAAACCTATAAATTTAGATGACGAAGAACTTACAATTAATCAAATTAATTTACTAGAACCATCTATAGTTTTTGTAGATGATGAAGTTAACGACTTAAAATTAAGCATTTCCGATTTGGAAAATTTGTGGTCTGCTTTAAGAATATTTTGTTCCACCGCTGAATATAATCAAGCTCCAGGAAGGTTCATTAAATTTTTTATAATAGATAAAACTTCAAAAAAAATATTAGGAATTTCTTCTATTGCCAGTGACGTAATATCCATTAGTGATAGAGATGAATTTATAGGATGGACGCAGGAGAATAAATTAGACGGTAGAATGTTAAAACACTCGGCTATTGGAACTACAATCGTTCCAACGCAACCGTTTGGATTTAATTTTTTAGGAGGTAAACTTGTTGCGTGCATGGTAACTTCTGATAAGGTTAGGAATAAATGGAAAACTTTATATGGTGATACATTGGTTGGTATGACTACAACGAGCCTGTATGGTAGTTATTCTATGTATAACAGTTTAAAGTGGTGGAAATTTGTAGGTAAATCCGAAGGTAAAATTCTTATAAAACCGGAGGAATCTATTTATAAACAATATCACGATTATATTAAAGAAAAATATCCCGGTAAATATAAAAAGGCAATGACTCAAAAAGAAGGAATATCAGGGCCGGTCACAGGAGCTAAAAATCGAGTGTTATCTATGATTTTTCAAGAATTGGGAATAAAAATTTCCGATTATTATCATAATTTTTGTAGAGGCGTTTATTATTCCTGTTTTTATGAAAATACGAAAGAATTTCTTGGAAAGAAAATAACAGAAAATGAATTGAAAATGAAACCATTATTTAGTGATGATGTAGATTCTATAATGAAGTATTGGAAACCAAAAGCAATAGAGAGATATAAAAATTTAAAGTCTAAATCATTATTAAACAATAAGGTTTTGTTTCATAATAATTTAAGAAATATAATTTCTTTTGATGAAGTAAAAATGAAATGTGGATTGCCAGAATAATATATAAGATTATGAAAGAAAATTACTACATGGTAAATATCAATACTGGTGAAAAGTTTTTATTGGTTAGTGCCAAACGACCATCTATATCGGCAGGATATATAGAAAAAGATGGAATAAAACAAAAGACCGATATTCAATGGAATCCTATCGAATATGATTATGCCGAACTTGTTATTGAATAATACATTTAGTATGGGCCGCACATTCAGAAAAAACGATAGGTGGAAGAAAGACAGACGTGACCAAAACTTCCGCAAGAGTAAGAAATTCAAAGAGGTAAAGGACGGATACATCCATCCAAAATCTCACTTACCAAAGGTAGATTCCGAACCAATTGATACCGATGATAATTCTTGATATAATATTGGTAATCGCTGTAAATCTACTGGCTTGGACAAATATAAAACAAGCCAGAAAGATTAAGGCATTGGAGTTGGCTAATAAACTTCGGATAAACGATATAAATTCTTTACAGAGGAATCAGAACGTGATAGTATCTTCATTTAAGGAATTACATCGTATTATAAGAAGGTATGACAAAAGCGCCAAAAAGCAACTCCGAATCGACAGTAGAAACCAAGCGTAAAGGTCGTAAGAAAAAGGAAGAGGGCACGATTAAGGGTATAGGATTGTTTGACCATATCAAACATATCCGAACTATCCAAGACCCCGATTATTTTAAAAATCTTACCGACTTGGACAAGAAAACGTTTTCTCACTTCATGATTTTGAAGGCGTTGAGTATGAATCCCGCCCTTTTATCTGATATCTCCGACTTATTCAAATACTTCGATAAAGTTCCTTCTCCACAATTTTATCAACTTCTCATTGGTCTGATTCCAATAGACCGCAATTACTATCCTTGGGTAAAACCACCAAAGAGCCAAGTAAGTGATTCTGTGATTGAATTGATTGCAAAATATTTTGAAATATCAAAATTAGAGGCTAAAGACTATGCTCTTTTGCTTTTAACAAAAAAAGATGGTATTAAAGAGTTGGAGAATTTTTGTAGAGATTTCGGATTCACGGATAAGGAAATTTCTGCCGCTATGAAAGATAGTAATAATGAAAATTAAATCCTCTGGAAAAAAGAAACATTACATTTATCATCTAATAGACCCAACGACTAATATTGTGTTTTATGTTGGTAAAGGAACTTCTGGACGAATGTATGACCACGAAAATTTAGTTATTAAAGATAAAATTCCACATGGAAATAAACATTTATTTTATAAAATAAAACAAATAATAACTTCTGGAAATAGAGTAATTTATAAAAAAATATTAGAAAATTTAGATAATAAATTGGCTTGTGAATTTGAAATACAAGAAATAAAAAATCAAAGAAAATTAAATGAAAATTTGTGTAATATAGGAATTGGTGGAGAAGGTGGTGATAATATATCTAATCATCCAAATAAAGACGTGATAATAGAAAAATTTAGAATATTGAATAAAATGATGGTGGATAAATATGTTAGAGGAATACCTAAATCCGATGAAGCGAGACGTAGAATGTCTATGGTAATAAAAACTCCAGAGTGGAGAAAAAAGATAAGTATATCAAAAACTGGCCATAAAACTGGTATTCCATCATATATGAAAGACCCAATAAAAAAGAAATTGTGGATGGATAAAATAAGTAAAAATCACGCTGACTTTAGTGGTAATAAAAATCCATTTTTTAGAAAAACTCATTCATCTGAGATTAAAGATTCTATGTCTAAAAATAGACGTAAAATATATAAATTGACATATGATGGAAATCAAATTATTATTGAAGGTGGTAAAATATTAAAATGCTTTATAGAAGATTATAATAAAATCCATAATACGAATTATAATGTTCCAATGATAAAATATAAAAGAAATAGTATCGGGTGGAGATTAGAAAGAATATGAAAAACTTAAATGATAAACCAATAGTGATAGGCGTATCGGGGATGGCAAGAGCAGGAAAAGATACTTTTGTAAAAATTGCCAGAAAAATTTTAAAAGAAAATGGTTATACTTCCGATAAATTAGCATTTGCCGACGCTTTAAAATCTGATATAGATGAGTGGTTAATTGAAAAGTATGGAATCAGTGCGTGGACCGATAATACAGAAGAAAAGAATATAATTAGAAGTTTTTTGGTAGCTCATGGTTGTGGTAAGAGAATTCAGACCCAAGGTAAATATTGGATAGATAAAATAGATGATAAAATCCGGTCATTTATATATTCGGCGTCGTATCCACAGAATACTATTTCAAAACACGTCATTTTTATAAGTGATTGTAGATTTCCAAATGAAGTTGACTGGGTTCATAATAAATGGAATGGGTGGTTAATTCATTTGAAGAAATATTCTTTTGCGACTTATATACAGGGATGTGAGATGACAAAAGACGCCGTTAATACGGAAATAAAGATATATGATAGAGCGCCTAATGATGAAGAAGCCAAAAACGACCCAATTTGTGAAAAAAATGCTGATTATAAGTTGGAACTTGAAAATGTAATCGAAAGAGAACAACGAGTAAATGGTATTAAAATTACCACAGATGACTTGATAGACAATGCTTATCTCAATGAAGAGATTAAAAAGTGTTTAAACCAATGCCCATTTTTAAGTATTAAATGATATTTATTATCATGAATGTAGATAGAATTATATACAAAACTACCAATTTAATAAATGGTAAAATTTATATAGGAAAAGATAAAAATAATAACCCAGAATATCTTGGGTCGGGTAAACTAATACGGTCTGCTATAAAGAAATATGGCAGACCGTCTTTTTTGAAAGAAATATTAGAACATTGTGATAATGATATTTCCATGAATGATAGAGAAAGATATTGGATTGGCGCATTTAATTCAAGAGATAAATCTATTGGTTATAATATTTCTCAAGGTGGAGATTGGGGTGATATATTAACAAACAATCCAAATAGAGAATTAATTATAGATAAAATAAAAAAGGCGTGTAAAGAAAAATTGGGAACTGCTGAACATAGACATAAAATGTCTATAAGATTAAAAGGTCTTAAAAGTCCACATAAAGGCAAAAATAGACCTGAATTGATTGGTAAAAATATACGACATATAAATGAGGAATATCAAAATAAAATTATAGAAATGTATAAAACTATGGGAGTTTGTAAAATTATCAAGATATTAAAATCTCAAGGATTTGAACACGGTAAATGTTCTATAATTAATTTCTTAGAAAGGAAGGGACTATATAATAGAAAGGGCAAACGAGGGCCTTTTGGCGAAAATATTCTAAGAAAAAATGAACGTGGACAATTTATATCAAAATCAGTTTTTTACAACGGAGATTCCGATACAAAAATATCCAATCATTCTTGAAGAATGTAAAACTTCTGTTCAAAATAAAATTTTTCGTGAAATAATAGACGCCTATCACAGTTATAAGAAATATAAAGATTCGCCTACAAGAAATATAAGATTTTTGGTCTATGAATCTATTACAGGAAATAATGTGGGGGCTATAGGTTTATCATCTGCAACAATTGCCGTTAATGTGAGAGACAATTTTATCGGATGGGATAATAAAACTAAAATTAAAAATTTAGGTATGTTGGCTAATAATTCAAGATTTTGCTTAATAAAAGATAGATTTACAATAAAAAATATTGGTAGTATGACATT